TCACCGGACAACTACTCATGAGCCACGACCCTGTAAACCATCCACAGCACTACACTCAGCACCCATCTGGCGTTGAGTGCATCCAGATCACCGAGCATATGTGCTTCAACTTGGGCAACGCCATCAAATACGTTTGGCGAGCCGATCTCAAGGAAGGGTTGCAAGACCTCGAAAAAGCACGCTGGTATCTAGACCGGGAGATTGCACGACGCAAGAAAGCGTTTGACGATCATATTGATAACGTGCTACAACGCGCATGATTGGGTCCGGGCGCACTCCTCGCCACTACATTGCCCAATTGGGCGACGAGGGGTTGCCCATTTTTTTCGGTGGTGCAGATGGAAAATGAAGCGAGTACATTTGTCTCGGTGCTTCTGCACTCAGGCACAAACGCGCATCTGCTGCATTGGACCACTAGCAGTTTTGCTGCGCACCAGGCGCTAGGTGAGTACTATCAAGCCATACCAGAACTGGTCGACCAGTTGGCCGAGGCTTACATGGGGCGCTACGGGCAATTCACCGAATTCCCTGACGACTACTACCTTCCAACCGACGATCCAGTCGAATACATGGAAGGCATCAAGTATTTTGTGCAAGACTCACGGGAAATCATGCCCGACGACTCTGAGATACAAAACCTGATTGATGAGATTGCACAACTCATTGATTCGACTCTTTTCAAACTACGCTTTCTTAAATAGGCTCCAAAATGATGAAATCTAAAGACTCAGCAACCAAGCAGCCAGCCGGTTACGGCTTCGGCTCAAGCGCTAAGGTTCCTGCTGGCGTTGCCAAGCAAGAAAAAACCGGCGAGCGCAAAGAGCGCATGGTCAACGGCGTCGGCATGGGCGAGGCTGATATGACCGGCAAGGACAAGCAATTCAACACCGGCGTCACCGGTGGCACGTGCTACACCCATGACCGGCAGTCGTATCAGAAATGATCAGACCATTGCGCGACTTCATCACCGTGCAACCCGCGGTGCGCAAACTGTCAGACGTGATTCACGTCAACAACAAAGAACCTTTCAACGAGGGAACGATTGTTGCAATCGGTCCGCAGGTTCGGGAGGCAAAAGTTGGTGACTGGATCAAGTACGGCAATGGCGACTACCTGAGCTGGCCAACCCACAACAAGGATGGCCAGGACTATCAAATCATTTCAGAGGCCGACGTTTGTGCGGTCGTTGAATAAAGGAAAATCATGAGTAATTCAATTGCTACGGGCGTTGCTTACGCCGATCCAGAGTTCACCACGTGCTATGTCAGCCAAGAGTTTGGCTATACGCCAGCAGCGCAGGGCGCAGTGACGCAGCTCACCAGCAAGTCAACCGCGGTCACGCTCAACAAGAGCATGGGACGCATTACCATGAATGCCGCGGCATTGGTCCAGCAGACTAACGTGGTTTTCACGCTTAACAACTCAACGATCAGCGACAATGACGTTGTGTTAGTCAGCATCTCCGGTGGTGTTGCAACGCCTGGCTCTTATTGGCCATACGTGGCTGACCAAACAGCCGGCAGCGCCACAATCGGGTTGTTCAACAACACGGCTGGCAGCCTGTCGGAAGCTGTTGTTGTGAACTTTGTTGTGATCCACGGGGCAAGCTAAATGAGCATCCATGACGATCTAGAAATGTTGAAAGAGGCTGTTGCAGCGCTTGAGGATCAGATTGGCGAATCCTCAGAAGACATTCACGCTCAGGCGTTTGAAGAAGGCTCCGACGCTGGTAAGAGCGAGTTGGCCGAAGAAATTGCGGTCATGATGGGCGCAATCGACAGTGAAGAATGCCCAGATTGCCGCGATGTTCTCAAGCGCGTGCTGGAGCAGCACATTGCTCAGTTTCTGGCCATTGGCGAGCATACGTGTGAGCAGGACGATGATGAAGACGGTGAAGTCTCTTTTGTAATTTCACTTGCAGATAATTGAAATGCCACTCAAAAAATCAACGTCTGAGAAGGCGTTTAAAGAAAATATCAAAGCCGAGGTCAAAGCTGGCAAACCAGTGAAACAAGCAGTGGCGATTGCGTATTCTGAAAAACGTGCAGCGGCGAAAAAGAAATGAGCAAACCTGGTCTTTACGCCAATATTCACGCTAAACAAGCACGCATCGCTGCCGGCTCTGGCGAGAAGATGAATAAGGTTGGCAGCAAGGCGGCACCGTCTGCTGCTGACTTTAAGCAAGCTGCGAAGACTGCTAAACCGGCGAAGAAGAAGTAATGGCTACAAAGCACGACAAGCCCATTCCCCGGACAACCACGGGGAAGGGCAAGACCTACAACCCGACCGAGAAGGGCGCCGGGATGACTGCGAAAGGTCGTGCTGAGTACAACGCCAAAAACAACGCCAATCTCAAGCCACCGGCGCCGAATCCGAAAACCGACGCAGACAAGGGTCGCAAGGCTAGTTTCTGCGCAAGAATGTCTGGCGTTGTGAAAAACGCTAAAGGTCCGGCTGAGCGTGCCAAGGCATCGCTGAAGAACTGGAATTGCTGATGCAAGTCGAACAGCGCAAGATTGAAGCGCTGATTCCATACGTAAACAATTCCCGGACGCACAGCGACGAGCAGGTCGCTCAGATTGCTGCAAGCGTTCGGGAGTTCGGATGGACCAACCCGATCCTGGTTGACGGGAAGAACGGCATTATTGCTGGCCACGGTCGTTTAGCGGCAGCTCGCAAGCTCGGGTTGACCGAGGTTCCAGTCATCGTGCTGGACCACTTGTCTGAAGCGCAAAAGAAAGCGCTGGTCATTGCCGACAACAAGCTCGCATCGAATGCCGGATGGGACGATGAGATGCTGCGTCTTGAGCTGGGCGATCTGCAAGAGATGGGTTTTGACGCCACGATTGCCGGTTTCAGCACAGATGAATTAGAAAAGTTATTGTCCCAGGATGATGACTATTTACCCGTTAAACCTGGAAACGGCAATCTTGCCGATCGTTTTTTAATTTCTCCATTCAGCGTTTGGAATGCGCGTGAAGGATGGTGGCAAGATCGAAAGAAATCATGGCTTTTTTTAGGTATTAAATCAGAAATTGGCCGCGGTGAAGAAGAAACGGAAAAAAATAATTCCACCGGAGGGGTATTGATAAAATCTTGGACAGCTCATCCTGATTTTTACCCTCAGAAAACAAAGAAAGAACAAGAACTTGGAATTGAACTCACAACAGCTGATTTTTTAACAAATTACTTTGTTGCTCCAACAAACGGTGCGTACGTTAGCGGAACTAGTATTTTTGATCCTGTACTTTGTGAGCTTGCTTACATTTGGTTCTCGCCGGTTGGTGGTTTGGTTCTAGATCCGTTTGCAGGTGGCAGCGTCCGTGGTATTGTTGCCAGCAAACTGAACAGGCAGTACATTGGGCATGAGCTGCGCCAGGAGCAAGTAAATGCCAATAGGGAGCAGGGCAGCGTTATATGCGTTGATGATTCCACGCCACCAGCTTGGATCTGCGGTGACAGCCGAAACATTGACGTTACCTGCAAGGACGTTCAGGCAGATTTTGTTTTTAGTTGCCCACCATACGCCGATCTTGAGGTTTACAGCACCGATCCTAAAGATTTGAGTACTTTGGCTTATTCAGAATTTAAGGCCGCATATTTTGAAATTATCAAAAAATCTTGCGCTTTGTTAAAAAACGACAGGTTTGCTTGTTTTGTTGTTGGTGAAGTGCGAGACAAAAAGGGCAATTATTACGATTTTGTTGGCGATACAATTCAAGCATTCAAAGATGCTGGTTTGCATTACTACAATGAAGCAATATTGATCACAGCAGTTGGTAGCTTGCCAATCAGGGCCGGGAAGCAATTTAGCGCCAGCCGTAAATTGGGCAAGACGCATCAAAATGTTCTTGTTTTTGTGAAAGGCGACGGCAAAAAAGCCGCACAAGCGTGCGGCGTTGTCGAGGTAAATTTAGAAGCCGTAGCGGATAGCGAGAGCTGAAATGCCGTCTTTTTTCGATTGCTCAATGTCGCGGATCTGGCAGTAGAATCGAGGATTGGTGAAACATTCGTGCGCTACTGTAATGGCTTTTTTGTGTGCGCCGAGGTCTGCAAATTTTGCCGCGATGCGCAGAGCTTTTTGATAGTCGCCGTTCAAATAGGCTGTTTTGACTTGGCTTAGTTTGGTTTCCATCGTTGCTCCTGGTTGGTTGATAGCTAGACTCTAAGGTAGAAATGATGATTTGTGGACGATTTTGAGTTAGGATAAACCCTAACATTTCCCCTTAAGAAAATGATTGCACACGAACCCACTCCCGAAACGCGTCGTTTGGTTGAATCCAGCAGTGGACTGGGGCTTCCGCACGAGCAAATTGGCACGTTGGTTGGCATCGACGATAAGACGCTCAGGAAATACTATCGGCACGAGCTGGACGTCGGCAAAGCGAGGGCCAACGGACACATTGCCAAAACACTTTTTTCAAAAGCCGTTGCTGGCGATACGACTAGCTTGATCTGGTGGACCAAAGCCCAGATGGGTTGGGGCGAGCGCAATACGACCGTGCTAAGCAATCCAGACGGCTCGCCGGTTGAGGGCATCAAGGTTACCTTTGTCAAGCCCAGTGAATGAAATTGATTATGCCGTTTCAAACGCCGAGTTTCCTGAGAAGCTATCGGTTCTTTTTGACAAGCGTCGGTATAAGGTAGCATACGGCGGTCGAGGTGGCGGCAAGTCCTGGGCGATTGCTCGGGCACTGCTGATCATTGGTGCATCTAAGCCCACTCGCATACTTTGCGCACGGGAATTCCAGACGTCAATCCGTGATTCGGTGCATAAGCTCTTATGCGATCAAATCGAATCATTGCGATTGCATGGATTCTATGAAATAACCCAGACGTCAAT